CTGTGGTCGTGTCGGTAAGTTATTACCGGTACACACCAGCGTTAAAGAGTTAGCTCGAGTTGGTCGAAATTGGGATAAGTTGAAACAATCCCATATTCCCATCTTTAAGAAGCTACTCCCAGTTGCTGATGATTCCATGGATTTTTATGACTGGGCCAGAACTTTCCCACCTGCTAGACGGGAGCAGCTAATCGCGGTTCGCACTAATACCATGGATATGCCTGAATTGATCGCTAAGTCGTTCATTAAACGAGAAATTGCACTTAAGGACGAGTGCATGATCGAGTTTAAGGACCCCCGATTTATTCAAGGTTGCCCTGTGGAATTAAGTGCCGCCATTGGGCCTAGTCTTCGTATTTGGACAAAGCAAGTTAAGAAACGCCTGGCTTGTACAAAGTTTGTTCCTGCTCAAGTCCGAGCTGGACGACAGGTTATCTATACTTGCGGTATGTCGAACGAAGCAGTCGGCTCGGCCTTCAAATCTTCTATTGATTTGATCACTGAAATGATGGATCTCGATGATGATATTGTTTTCATTGAGGACGATCAATCTCGGTTTGATCTACATTTGCTTGGGGGACCTTTTAGTTTCCTCAATTCAATTTATAGAAGGAAATTGAAGCCGCGTGTTGCTGCTCTATTAAGGCGGGGCCTTTCGCGTGGAACCTCCAACTGTGGGGTGAAATATACCATACCATTTACCATGCAATCAGGTTGGCCAGATACAAGTGTGGGTGACACTCTGGTCAATGCCGTAATGAAGCACGGCATTCATGGCACAGGTAGAACATGGATTTCAATCATTTGTGGTGACGACAGCGTCACAGTCACCACTAGAAAAGAATTGGAATACATAGGTGGTATAAACCGGGTCGTTCAGTGTTATTCCGACCTTGGTATGGAAGTAAAGGCAAAAGTCACATCGGACCCCATGGAAGTTGAGTTTTGCTCTGGTAGGTTTTTCCCTATCGGAGAAACTTATGTATTGTTTCCAAAACCTATCCGAATTATGGCTAAGATTTGTTTCGATTTGAAGCGACGCAACACGCATGACCATATTGCTTGGCTGCGTGGTATTGCGGCGACTCTTGAGCATTATGGAAGAATAGACCCTCTGTTGGGCGGATTATCTGTTTCCATTCGTCGTGAAGTAGGCTATGGTCGAGTGCTCTTTGACTCTGACTGGGAATTTCGACAGTTCCTTGACGGGTCAGTCTATAGCTCGAAAGATGACGTTGATGCTTATTATGATTGTCACTATGGTATCAGCAGTGGTGATGTCATTGAATTGTCGAAACTGTTGGCCAATCAGGATCTTGGATACTTACTTAAAAACTCAATGTTACATGAGATGGCGCTCCATGACCTCGAGTAATTGCCTCGAAATTATAACACCCGCTCATATACTGTTTAGCCGTTAATACTTAAAACGGAAGTAGTCTGGTTTCTAATAGCTCCAGGCCCCCAGATAGAACACCCTATCTCACCCACCCCAGGGGTGGCACCATGCAAAATAACACGC